CGTGTGCGGCCTCGGTGGGCCGCGATGGTCTTGTGCGTCTTTGCTCTGTCGGTAATAGTCATCTCCCGTCCCCCTTCGTTAAAAGTTCCCGGAGCAGCAAAATTGCCGCCCCCTGCTGATTCGTCGGTTCCCGGTCGCCGCGTTCGATCCGGCTGATCATCGGCTGGGTCATGCCGAGCTTGGCCGCCAGCTCGGTCTGGTTGAGACCGAGAGACTGGCGGATGGCGCGGAATTCTTCGGATGTCATTCGTCCACCTTGATCAGGTCGATCCGGATGTAGCCGCGGCCATACTCATCTCCACTCGGGCCACACTCCCAGACATTCAGAACTCTCCAGTCTTCGGGCAGGTGCCACTTCGTTCTGCCGACCGGAAAACCGCACCCGCAGACATGCGTGTTATTGCTGCTGTAGTCCAGGCAATACCGCGACCTGGGTCCACGTAGCCGTCGGATATTTGTGCCCACTTCCAGTCCAGAGAAGGTAACGGACAAGTTCGGGTGGAATTCGCTTTGCGCTGTTACTTTCATGTCGTTCTCCTTGGTTGATTTTTTTGGCTGTCCTTCCTGCCCTGTTCTTGACTACATATATACCCGATGGGCATTATCATGTAAACAAAAAAAGACCCGTTGGACATAAAAAAAAGATGACCGCTTGTGCACGGTTGTCTGACACAATGTAAATTCTTGCAAGCCGCTGAAATCGTGGTATAGTTATCGCAGGATCGCACAAAAGGCTTGTCTGGCGAGTGATCGTCGGACTGGTACTGCCCGATCCGGAACAGGGGAAACCTCTGTCCGGGTCGGGCTTTTTTTTTGTTTCGTGGACATGGCAAATCTCTCGCCCAAACAAAAGCTGTTCGTTTCTGAGTACCTCGTGGATCTCAATGCCACGCAGGCTGCTGCGCGTGCCGGCTACAGCAAGAAGACCGCGCACAGGATTGGCGCCGAGAACATGCAGAAACCTGCAATTGTGGCGGCAATTCAGGAGGCTATGGCGAATCGGGAGAAACGGACCCTGGTGACAGCTGACTCTGTTGTCACGGAACTGGCCAAGATCGGATTCGCGAACATGCAGGACTACCTCCGGGAGGGGTTCAGTGTGCAGGATGTCCAGAAGCTGACCCGAGATCAGGCCGCGGCTATCCAGGAGATCACCATCGACGGCGATAAGATCCGGTTCAAGCTGGCTGACAAGCGGGCCGCCCTGGTCGACATCGGCCGGCACCTCGGGATATTCGAGCGCGACAACAAGCAGAGCAACCCGGCCGACGCGGTGGCCGCGGTCATCGCCGAGATCCAGGCCAATTCCAAGCGCACGTTGCCGGGCGGCGGGGGGCAAACGGCATGACCGCCCCGGCCGAACTGAAGCAGCTGCTCGCCGATCGCGACTGGCGCATGAACAACCTGTACCGGATCACCGACAAGGGCGGGCAGGTGGTGCCGTTCCGGATGAACGAGAGCCAGGCGCGCTTTTGGGAGGCCATGTGGTGGCTGAACGTCATCCTGAAAGACCGGCAGCGCGGGTTCTCGACCCTGATCGCCATGTTCATTTTGGATTCCTGCCTGTGGACGCCGCACACCCAGGCCGGCGTCATCGACATCACCCTCCCCGACGCCAAAAAGAAGCTCGACAAGATTCGATTCGCCTACGACGGCCTACCGGGCCAGATCAAAGACGCCGTCCCGCTGGTCACCGACGCCAAGGAGACGCTGGAATGGGCAAACGGCAGCCGGGTGGACGTCTCCACCTCCCACCGCGGCGGCACCCTGCAGATCCTGCACGTCTCGGAGTACGGCAAGATCTCCGCCCGCAAGCCGGAGGTGGCGCGGGAGATCAAGACCGGCGCATTCAACACGGTCGGCGCCGGGAACATCATCATCGTCGAGAGCACTGCCGAGGGCCGGGAGGGCGCTTTCTTCGACATGTGCAAGGAAGCGCAGGACCTGCGCGACGCCGCATCTCCCCTGACCATGCTTGACTTCCGCTTCCACTTTTTCGGCTGGTGGATGGGGAGCGAGAACAGGCTACCCGCTCACGCCGTGGCGGTTCCGGCCGAAGTCAGCGACTACCTGGACGGGATCGAGGCCAAGGTCGGCGAGCCGATCGGCCCGGACGCCCGCGCCTGGTACGCGAAAAAGCTGAAACAGCAGGGCGACGACATGAAGCGGGAGTTCCCCGGGACGCCCGAGGAGGCGTTCGAGGCCGCGATCGAAGGCGCGTACTACGCCAAGGCGATGCAGCGCATCCGCAAGGAGGGCCGGATCACCGCCGTGCCCCACGACGATGGCTACCCGGTGGATACCCTGTGGGATCTAGGGATGGACGATTCCATGACCATTATTTTCCGCCAGCGGATCGGCGCACAGAACCGGTTGATCGATTACCTGGAGGCGTCCGGCGAGGGCCTAGCGTTCTACGCCAGGGAGTTGGACCGGAAAGGCTACACCTACGGCCGCCACTACATGCCGCACGATGCTAACGTCCGGGAACTGGGCACTGGTATCCGCCGGCAAGAAAAGGCCGAGGAGCTGGGCATCCGCCCCATTGAGGTGGTCACCCGGCCGCGCGACATCGAGGCGGTGCTCGCTGGCATCGAGGCGGCCCGTTCGTTCCTGAGCACCTGCCTGATCGACGAAACCAAGTGCGCCAAGCTGATCGACTGTTTGGACAACTACCGGCGCGAGTGGGACGAGCGGTTGGGCGCGTTCCGCCGGGCGCCGCTGCACAACTGGGCCTCGCACGGGGCGGACGCTCTCCGTACCGGAGCCGTGGCCCTGAAGGATGATACTGCCCTGATCCCGGTCGGCGACGACCCGAACAAGCCGCTCTCCTGGAGGGACCGGCTTCATTTGCGTGTCACTGGGCGGGGATTGACCGGCCAGCGGCCGCGCGGGGCAATGGTGGCGTGATATGAGCAGGCGTAAGAACGGCGACAAGCGGGGCGAATCCGAATACTCGATCGTCAACCGCAACTGGCAGCGATACCAGTACGGCAAGGACCGCGGCCATTTCGACTACATCGAACAGGCCCGCCTGTGCGAGGATTTCTATTTGGGTGCCGGCCTGCAGTGGTCGGAGATGGATCGTGCATATCTGGACCTGATTGGCCGGCCAGCCCTGGAGCAGAACCACATTTTCCCGGCGGTCAACACGGCCAAGGGCCTGCAGCTGCAGGGCCGGGTCGACATTGCGTTCAAGCCGGCGCGCGAGGGCAGCACCGAGGACACCGCGGCCATGCTGGGTAAAATCTCCATGCAGCTGTGCGACGACATCCAGTTTCGGTGGAACGAGACGCAGGTGTTCGACGATGGCATGATCCAGCGGCGCGGCTTCTTCGAGTTCAAGATGGACTTCGACACCAATATCGCTGGGGACATCACTTGCGACGTGCTCAACCCGCTGCACGTCATTCCGGACCCGGACGCCAGCGGCTATGACCCCATGTCCTGGGCCGACGTGATCGTTCTCCGGTGGCTGACCATCGACGAGATCGAGCGGCTCTACGGCGCCAAGAAGGCCGAGCAGGTCAACATGGAAATCGGCTCGTCCATCCGGGCCGACATTGACCTGGACCTGGAGGAGATGCAGGGGTTCGCCCAGGAGGGCGGCCTGAGCGTGGCGACCATGGGCGAGGGCGCGCTGACCGACGAGACCAGTACCAAGCGCGTGCTCGTCATCGATCGACAGTACAGGCAGCTGGAGATGGCCGACGTGGTCGTGTACCCGGCCGGCGACGTGTACCCGGTGGACACCATGACACCCGAGCAGCTGGCGCACGCGGATAGCATCGGGTGCGAGCGGGCCCGGCGCTATGTCAACCGCGTCCGCTGGACCGTGACCACCGCCGACACTGTACTGCACGACGACTGGAGCCCGTACCGGACCTACACGGTGGTGCCCTATTTCCCGTATTTCCGGCGCGGCCGGACCCGGGGGATGGTCGACAACGCCATCAGCCCGCAGATCGCCCACAATAAGATCATCTCAGCGACCGTCCACATCCTCAACAGCACGGCCAACTCCGGGTGGGTTGTGGACCAGGGCGCCCTCGTCAACATGACCGTGGACCAGCTGGGCGACTTTGGCTCACAGACCGGTGTGGTTATCGAGAAGAAGCGGGGGACCACGGTCGAGAAGATCCAGTCCAACCAGTTGCCAACCGGCCACGACAGGCTGCTCGACCGCTCCGAGTTCGCGATCAAGACCATCACCGGTATGAGCGATGCCCTCCAAGGGCTCAATGGCCCGGAGGTATCCGGCAAGGCCATCACCAGCAAGCAGTGGATGGGCCAGGCGCAACTGGGCGGGCCGTTGGACAACCTCGCCCGCACCCGTTACCTGGCCGCCAAGAAGATCCTGGAGCTGATCCAGGATTTCTATACCGACCGGCGCGTCATCCTTATCGTGGACGAATCCGACCCAGCCGAAACCAGATTTGAGCAGGTGGTCATCAACGACGTGGACGAGGCGGGCAACGTGCTCAACGACCTGTCTATCGGCGAGTACAGCGTCATCGTCACCGACCAGCCGACCCAGGCCACCTTCCTGGACAACCAGTTCCAGCAGGCCATCGAGATGCGCGAGAAGGGCGTCCAGATCCCCGACACCGCCATCATCCAGATGTCCAGCCTGTCGAAGAAGCAACAGATCATCAAGGCCATGCAGGATGCTACCCCGGCGAGCGATCCGGTCAACGACGCCAAGGCCGAGGACCTCAAGGCCGCTGCCGAGTTGAAGCGGGCGCAGGTGGGCAAGGTCAAGAACGAGATGGTCAATATCGGGGTGGATGCCGAGTACAGCGCGGTTCAGGCTGCCGGTTCGCTGGCGACCATGCCGGGACTGGCACCACTGGCCGATCAAATGCTCCGGTCGGCCGGCTTCCAGGATCAGGACGAGGCCCCGATCGTCCCGAGCGCGCCGGCCATGCCTGCGGGTGACCCGGCGGCCATGATGCCGGACCAGCCGCTGCCCATCGACCAGGTGGGCCCGGAGGGTGTAGCCCCGGTCGAGGCCGGCATGAATCTTGCCGGCGGCGTGCCGGACGCGAGCGGCCCGGACGGGATGCAGGCCGGGATTGAAACGCCAATAATAGAGTGAGGAGGAGAGGATGAAAGAAGACAACGAGTGCGCCATTTGCGCAGCAAGCCCGACAAAAGGCGGCATTCCCGAGGCGTTTGCCGACGCATGTGCGGCAACGATGATGGCCAATGCACCGTCATTCAACCTGTGCGTCGAGCATTACGGCCGGCTGTTCTGGTCCGGCACGGCTTACGCGGAGGTGCCGATCCATGGGTAAGTTCGCTGCGACCTACGACCTGCCGGCAGGCGAACAGCTGCTTGTCGTTGTCCACCACGGCGAAGACGGCCCGGTGATGCAACTTGCCACCGAGATTCATGGCCAGTTGGTCACCGCCGAGATCCAGCTGTGCGACCCGGGCGCATTCGACGACGAGCAGCTGGCAGCGCTGCATGAGGCCAGGAACAACATCGACAACCTCTCAGAAGAGACGGTCAAGGAATTCCGACGGCGATTCACCGCCGATTTCTTTGGCCGGGAACAAGACTGGAACGACCTGAAAAACGGAGGAGCAACATCATGTCCGAACTGAACGAAAAAGAGGAACAGGAGATCCTGAACATTTCCGACGAAGGCGATGAGATCGTCGACGACGAGCAGGAACTTGACGAGCAGGACGAGCAGGACGAGCAGGACGACCGCGGCGACGAATTCGTTGACCCCGAGGCGGAGGATGATGACGCAGATGCCGGCGGCGACGACGGCAAGGGCGGCGAAGAAGAAGACAGCGAGGACAAGGGCGGCGAGGAAGAGGAAGACGACGACAAGCACGTCGGCGGCGTTCCCTTCGGCCGGCTGAACGAGGTGTCCCGCGTCAAATCAGCAGCCACTGCCATCGCTGACGGCATCGTCGACGGGCTGATAGATGCGCAGACCATCCGGGATCTCGGGGGAGCGAACGCCGTGGCCAAGGCCGTCGCAAACAAGGAGATCACCCTCGACGAACTCAAGCGGTTCGACGCCGGTACCCCAGGGGCACAGCAGGGCGAAGATGGCAAATCCAACCCGAGCGGACACGAATCCACTTCGTGGAACCTGGACGACAAGTATGTCGAGTACCAGGAATTGGTGGATGCTGGCGAAACCAAGGAGGCTGCCCAGCTCCTGCGCCAGATCAACCGCGAGGAGCGGATCCGCGATCGGGCCGAGGAGACGGCCAAGCAGACGCAGGCTACCCTCGACGTGTACGTCTCGCAACTGATGACTGAGTACCCGGTCCTGGCTGACGTGAAGAGCCAGGAGCACGAGGAGGTCATGGTGTGGGCCAACCACCTGCAGGCAACGCAGCGCATCTCCCGGCAGGCCGCGCTTGAGAAGGCCGTCGCCAGGGTGTTCCCCAGCGGCAAGGCAGCCGGCAGCGCTCCAGGTAACAACGGCAAGGCTAGCTCCGAAACGGCACAGGAGCGAGCCATCCGCGAGCGGAAGGAGGCGGCCGTCCGGCGAGGCGCAAAGGCCAGTCGGCAGCAACCGCCACCCATGGATCTCGGCGCCACTCCGAATAGCCCGACCAAACTCGACCCGGCCAACATGACGGACGAGGAGTTCGAGCAGCTATCCGAAAGCGAGAAGAAGAAGTACCGCGGGGATTTCGTCTGATGTTCCCGGCGAATCAGGAATGGCCCGGGCTGTAACCCTGGGCTAGGTCTCCGGGCGGGGTTCTCCTCCTCCTCCCTCGCCCGGGGGCCGTTTTGTAGGGCAACAGGAGAGAGCACAGCCAGGGTTCGCCACCCTGGAAAAACAATCCGGCGAATATCGTTTTCCTGCACGACAGCCAGGGCGTCTCGGTGCCGTAAGCACCCGTTTCCGCAGCTTGGGAGCGACATCCCAGGGAAGAGAGGGCCGCATTCCGCGGTCGGCAGCACCAACCTTTTTCCTGAATGGAGACACAACCATGGCAACAAACTTTGCAGGGCTCACCACCAAGCAGAAACTTGTCTGGTCGCGCGACGTATGGTCCGCGGCACGGGACAAGATGTTCATCAAGAAGTTCGTCGGCAGCGACGAGAACAGCATGATCCAGCGCGTCACCGAACTCACCAAGACCGAGAAGGGTGAGCAGATGATCATGTTCCTCGTGGCCGACCTGGTTGGCGACGGCGTTGTCGGCGACAACGAGCGCGAGGGTATGGAAGAGGACATGCAGTCCTACGAGCAGATCATCACCATCGACCTGATCTCTCACGGCGTCAAAAACAAGGGCAAGATGGCCGATCAGAAGACGGTCATCAAGTTCCGCGAGCACGCCAAGGAAAAGCTGTCCTACTGGCTGGCCAACCGTCTCGACCAGCTGGCGTTCCTCACCATGTCCGGCATCAGCTACGCCTACAACACCAACGGTTCAACCCGGGCGAGCAACGCCTTTGCCAACCTGGCGTTCGCATCGAACGTGAGCACGCCGACCACCAAGCGCAGTCTCATGTGGACCGGCACGTCCCTGACTACCAGCAACACGGCGAACATCACCACGTCCTGCGTGCCCAGCTACAAGATGATCACGCAGCTGGTCGCCTACGCCAAGGACCACTACATCAAGCCGCTGATGTCCGGCGGCAAAGAGTATTACGTCCTTCTGGTCAAGCCCGGCACCCTGGCGGCGCTCAAGAACGACACCGACTACAAGAACGCGGTGATCAACGCGGCACCGAGCGGAAAGAATAACCCGTTCTTCACCGGCGCCACCGTCACCCTGGACGGCGTCGTCATTCACGAGCACAACATGGTCTACTCGACCACGGGCCTCGCCACGGCCAGCAAGTGGGGCAAGGCTGACCCGGGTTATGTCGACGGCACGCGCTCGCTGTTCTGCGGCGCCCAGGCCCTTGGCATGGCTGACCTCGGCAATCCCGAGTGGGACGAGAAGACGTTCCAGTACGGCAGCCAGGTTGGCATCAACGTGGACAAGATGTTCGGCTTCCTGAAGCCGAAGTTCTATTCCATCTACGACAAGTCGGTCGAGGACTTCGGCCTGATCGCCGTCGACCACTACCTGCCCATGTAAGCCCGCTGACGGCCGGCCCGCAATCCCCACCGGGGCGAGCGGGTCGAGCAGTCGGCCATTTGTTGAGAGGAACAGAATATGACAAGACTGCAAGTACAGTCGGAAGGGCGACAGTGGCCCCTTGTGGCAGCATGTCGATTCACCTTCGCCGACCTGGACGGGACCAGCTTCGTGCCGGTCATCGAGCTTCCGCCGAACCACCTCCTGGTTGGGCTGCAGCTTGGCGTGGACGCAGAGGCGGACGACGACGCGACCATGGACATTGGCGTCGCGACTGACCCCGACAGCCTCCTGGCTGCCGTTCCCGTGGGCGACTACATCGACGACGACGAGGTGACGGAGATCGACGGCAAGGGCATCACCGCCGTGTCGACGGCTGCAGACCTCGGGTACAGCGCGCCGAGAGCCGGCGAGGTTATCGGCGTCACCCCATCGGCAGAACTGACGGCCGGGAGCTTCTGCCTGATCGTCAAATACATCGTCTTCGGCCGCGGGCACACCACCGAATCCTGATCTAAACGCATTCACCTTTTTCAGAGGAATCTACCATGAGCGTATCGCTGCAAACCAGATCCGAGGGGCGACAGTCTTCGCTGTTCGCCATCGCCAAAATCACGTCGGCGGATTTTTCGACCACTGACTTCATCCCGCTGATCAAGCTGCCGCCGAACCACGTCAAGCTGCAGGCGTACCTTGCGGTCAAAACCGCGTCCGGGGCCGCGCTCACCTTGAGTCTGGGAACTTCCGGGGCGGCTACTGGCCTGCTCGGGGCAACCTCCGTTGCCGCGCAGGGCAAGACCGCCGTATCTACAGCTTCGGCGCTTGGGTACGGGGCGCCTTCGGCCGGCGAGGTCATCGGCGCAACGCCGTCGACCGGCACGTCGACCCTGCTCGAGGCCTATGTCGTCATCGAGTACATCGTCCTGGGCCGCGAGCACACCACCGAGTCCTAAGCCGGAAGGCATGTAACCCCAAGGCCCGGCCGGCCAGAAACCGGCCGGGCCTTTTCCGAGAGGAGAAGAAGATCATGCGATTCAGATCCAGAAGTAACAACGAGGTGACCCGGCTGGCGTCCACCTCCGGGCATATCATCCTGGTCGGCCAGGAGTTCGTCGAGGTTCCCCAGCACATGGAGGCCGAGGCCTACTCCAACGGCTGTGTGTCCGAGGAGATTTACAACTCCATCAAGGCCGACATGGCCAGGGGCGCGGAGCGGGCTGCCATGGAGATGCTGGCCGGTGCAACCGGTGGTGGTGCGCAGCAGGTCAGCGTGATCAAGCTGCCGTCCGGCGACATCATCCGCGAGGATCGGCCGGCGGTCATCCGCAAGGCGATCCAGGGAATGCTCGATGGCGGCGAAGATGGCGCGTTCACGGCCGCCGGCCTGCCGAACCTCAAGGTGCTCTCAGGCAAGTGCGGGTTCCAGGTGGCTAAAGACGAGATGGAGGCCGCCTGGAAAGTGGTCTCGGGCAACGGTACGGATACCTGTGCCGATCAACCGGGCGGCGAGGCTGGAGAGTAACCAATGCTCAATGCTTCGCAGATAGCCGACAAGGTTCTGGACATCGTCCAAGACCCGAGCTTTGACATCAGCACGGTGCTTGCCGAGTTGAATGCGTTTGCCGCGCACATCACCTCCAGGGTGCTCTTTCCGGCCCTGGAGGCCGAGGCCAACGTCGTCACCGTGACCACCGCGGCCAGCGTCAACCTCCCGGATAATTTCCAGCGCAACCTGTTCCACTGCCGGAATGCCACTGGCCAGCCGGTGACGGTCCTCACCAGCAAGGCGCAACTCGCACGCAGGTGCGGGAACGATCTTGCGCAAACAGGGACACGCACCCTCGGAGTGGCTCCTGCAGCGCCGTTCCTGTGGTACGCGCCCATCCCGACCGCGGCCGAGACACTGACACTCAGCTATCACCGCAAACCGGACGTGATCACCTCCGCATCCACGCTCTCATTCCTGCCCGACGGTTTTGACGACCTGGCCATCAATTGGGTGTGCTGGAAGCTCTACGCCAGAATCGAGCAGGGCACCGAGGGCAACAAGACAGACACGTCCTACTACAGCAACCTCTACCTGGGAATGCTCGAAGAATTGCGGCTTTCGATACCTCAAGGCGTATCGATGCCGAGCCCGCCGGTCAGTATCCCGGAGCGGTGGTAGCGTCCCATGGCACAGATCAAGTCGATCACCCTCTACACCGCAGCTGCCGGACTGAACACACGGCTCGACCCGCAGCGGCTCACGCAGGGAGTAAGGGACAATCCTGGACTGGTCGAACTGTCCCAGGCGGTCAACATATCCATCGACGACCGTGGCCTGGTCTCGCTGCGCAACGGGGACACGCTGGCACAGGCCGGCGAATTCCATTCGTTGTTTTGCGATGGACGGGATTGTTTTGTAGTCCAGGAACGCGCAGGCGATGCGGCCATCATGCAGGTAATCCCCGACCTTTCGCTGAATGGCATCAGGAGCGGTTTGAGCACGGACAGGCGGATGGCATGGTGCCAGGTGAACAATGATACCTTGTACAGCAACGGGGTTGAAAACGGGATAATCCGCGGCGGCGCTTCCGTTCCGTGGACCGCTGGGACATACGCCGGCCCGGACGCTGATCTGGCGTTCGAGACCAGTGTTCCCAGGGCCAGCCACATAGGCTTTCGCCCTGGCGGCCAACTTCTCCTTGCCGAAGGGCCTGCAATCTGGATCAATCATCTGCCATTCCAGTTCGGGCTGTTCAGCAAGCGTCAGGGGTATATTGGTTTTGATTCTGACGTGATGATGTTGGCTGTTGTCCGCGACGGATTCTTCGCCTCTGACAGTCATCGCACATGGTTCTTTCGCAAGGCAGAGGGTTGGTATGCTTACCGGCAGGAGTTGGCCGAAGATGCACCCGCGCTGCTGGGCTCGCTGGCCCATGACCGCGTTTCTTTGCGCGAGGTTGGCCTTGAGGGAAATGGTTTCGGGCGAGTGTGGGCAAGTTCTAAGGGGATTTGCTTGGGCACTGATGATGGCAGTTTGATCAACTTGATTGAAGACCAGATCAATTATCCGACCGGGTACGTTCGCGGGTCATGTTTGCTTCGCAAAAAGACGGTCATCCACACAGTATACTAAGAGGTGATTTCATGGCTGAAAGATTTTCGACAACTCATGCTAACATGCTTTGCGAGGCGGTCCGCACCGCTTATGCAAATGGTGTGCTTGCCATTTATGGTGGGGCTTCCCAGCCTGCTGATGCAGACGATGCGGAGGCCGGCACGCTGCTTGCGCTTATCACGTTGAGTAGTGGTGCTTTTACTGGTGGAGTCTCGACCAATGGCCTGAATTTTGATGCTGCTTCTGGTGGCGTGCTTTCAAAAGCAGCTGCAGAGACTTGGAGTGGAAATGGTTTGCCCGCTGCAGGCACCGGGACATTGGCGACTTATTTTCGCTTTTATGACAATGATATGGACACGGGCGCATCGCCTACTGGCCTCCGATTTGATGGGGCCATCGGAACGTCAAGCACTGCTGAGTTGCAAATGAGCGTTACAACTATTGTTTCCGGCGCACCTGTTGTTATCAACTCGTTCACGTACACTCCACCCAGGGCCTGATGTTAAAATAACTCAACAACCGATGCTGATGCAGGGAGATTCGTATGGGCTTTGACACTCTCTATGCGTTCTCCCTCTTAGATCCCACCTCTAGCAGTGTTTTCGAGGATGGTGATACTGGGCGATGTTTTCGCATTGTTATTCCAGCCGCAGCACTGCTCGGCACAGCCGGGTTTGTTCGCGCCCTGTGTTATCCTCCCGAATCAACTGGTAGTTCTTATTCGATCACTTCCGCTTTTGTTGGATTGCAGGCAACAAGTGGTGACGCCTGGGATCTTGACCCAACGACAGTGCAGCCGCTGACACAATGCGGTCGTACTCGTATCGAAGTTACTGGTTCTTCCGTCTACACCGACCCTGCGCCACTTGATGTTGATGGCACAAGAGCCATTGCTGTTTCGTTTTATTTCACGTTTGACGATGGCTATGTCGGGGGTGAAAGTTATTTCGGTGTAGATAATCTTGGTGTTCTTCCAGACAGCATAGAGGCTTATCGATGGGACTCTCTTGATTATTCAGGGGTGGCAAATGTTTCGGAATCTCCTGACACTGACGATGAAGTTGCTGTCTTTGCCAGAGAGATCGAGGGAACGTTTGATGATTTTGTACATGGCTATATAAACCCTCCTACAGATCTTGTTTCTTCTGCCGCAACTAATGATCTGCCCGCTGGTACGTGGTGGATATTGTTTTCTGCCATTGGTTGTGATGGATACTTCTCGCCCTATGTGTTTACTTATGGTGGTGGTGGCTACACAACCAGACAGCACCTGGGAACGCCAACATTTGTCGGAACTGCTGAAAACATCAGGGTCCGGTTTCAAGTAATATCAGGCCAAACTTACACCATCACTCATGCCTATATTGGACTTCAGGCAACAAGTGGCGATGCGTATGATATTGATCCTGCCACGCTGGTTCGGCTCACACAAAACGGAAACACCACCCTTACGATCTCTGGGACTGATTTTAGGTCAGACCGTGTTTCGCTGGAGATTGATGGAACAAGGGCCGTCATTGTCAGTTTCTATGAAACTGATGGGCAAACATATCCTGGCCTAGATGACATATCGTCAAACATCGTCTACTTTTATGAAGAGACGGGAGTGAATGAGGCCGGCACGGCAAATGTTACTGGCTATTCACAAGAGTCTGGATCGTGTCTGGTTGTTCACAGCATCGAGGGAACGGATGAACTAATCACGACGGGAATAATCTCACCTCCCCTTCATCAAGTTGCAGCGGCGGGAATTGTTGATGCCAACTTCTTGAGCATCGTTCCTCCGGCTGAGGTTATCGAAAGTTCAGGAAACAGCAATCTCCCTGCCCGTGAAGGGGCTGGAGTTATATCCG